AGACCTACTCTATCCTCACGGCCCTCATAGAACTGTGCCACCGCAACGAGAACGCCGGGGCCGTCATCACCATCGCCCGCAAGACCTTCCCCGCGATCCGTGCGTCGGTCATGCGTGACTTCTTCGAGATACTCGAACGCGAGGACATCTACAACGTCGAGCTCCACAACAAGTCCGAGGCCACCTACTATCTCTTCGGCAACCTCGTCGAGTTCATCAGCGTAGACCAACCCCAGAAGGTCAGGGGACGCAAGCGCGACATCCTCTTCGTCAACGAAGCCAACGAGCTCACCCTCGAAGATTGGAGGCAGCTGATGCTCCGCACCACCGGGAAAGCCATCATCGACTACAACCCATCGGACGAGTTCCATTGGATATACGACCACATTCTCACACGCGACGACCATGAGTTCTTCAAGACCACCTACCTCGACAACCCCTTCCTCCCCGCGTCCACCGTTCAAGAGATTGAACGACTCAAAGAAGCCGACCACGACTACTGGCGCGTCTACGGCTTGGGAGAGCGCGGCGTTTCCCGTGCCACTATTCTCACGCATTGGAAGACAGTACCCCAAGTCCCTGACGGATGGAAGCTGCTCAACCTCGGCCTCGACTTCGGATACACCAACGACCCCACAGCTATAGTCAAGGTCTACACCGACGGCCACGGCTTCTGCCTCGACGAGGTATGCTATGCCACGGGCCTCACCAATGCGGCCATCGCACAGACGCTACGAAACGAAGAGATAGGCAAGGCCATGATAGTGGCCGACTCCGCCGAACCCAAGTCCATCGACGAGATTCACGGGCACGGCTTCAACATCCACCCCGCAAGGAAGGGGCCGGACTCCGTGCGGGCAGGTATCGACTTCCTCCGTTCGCGTCCCCTCCTCATCACCGAGCGAAGTGTCAACGGCATCAAAGAGCTCCGCAACTACAAGTACAAGGAAGACAAGAACGGTCGCCACCTCAACGAACCCGTGGATGCCTTCAACCACTTCATCGACGCGAGCCGCTACGCCATCACATGGAACCAGACCAACCCGAACTTCGGGAAATATGCCCTCGGATAACTTGAGAAAATCACCCCCCATGAGTTATAAGAATATGGAGCTCCGCCTTCCCGCCCACTTTGCCGATCTTACTCTTGGCCATCTTATGGCCTTGGAATCGGAGACCGACCCTGTCAAGCGGGTTTCGGCGGTCACAGGCGTACCTACCACCAAGCTGCGAGAGATGCCCCACAAGCTCGTCACCGAAGCCGACGCGCACCTCTCGTACCTCCTCACCAAGGAGCACGCACAGCACAAGGAAATCATCGAGCTAAACGGCATCAAATACGGCTTCATCCCGAACTGGGAGGAGTTCACGACGGGGGAGTGGATTGACATGGAAGAGTGTACCACCGATTTCTGGAAGCACGCGCACAAAGCCATGAGCATCCTCTACCGACCCGTGGACAGGAAGTGGGGCGACAAGTACACCATCCTGCCCTACACGGCGAAGGAGGACAAAGAGGTCTTCCTCGAGATGCCCGCGCCGCTGGTGTCTGGTGCCCTCCTTTTTTTTTGGACTACCGAAACCGAACTGCTGAACACTTTGCGGTCCTCTTTGATTCAAAAGACGAGGGAGGCGATGAGTTTGCTACAAAATGGGGATGGTATCCCGTCCTCTACTCCTTGGCTGGCGAGGACTATCTCAAAATGGATGCGGTCACGGCTTCGCCCATCGGACACCTATTCACCCACCTCGCCTTCCTAAAGGACCTCGACCACAAGCGTAAAGCATGATCACCTACAACAACATCGTCCAACGGTTCGAGACCTTCTGCGCCGACCACCCTATGGTGCAGACCTTCTCGCATGGTAGCCCCTCCGATGTGGACCTTGAGAAGTTCGAACGCTACCCGCTCGTCCATCTCGTGTACACGGGAGCGGACTACAACACCGAACGCACCAAGACCTACAACCTCGAGGTCTACATCTTGACGCTACCCCCAAGCGCGACGGACAAGGTCGACTATCAAAAAGAGTCATTCAGCGACTCCGAGCAGATTGCCGAAGACATCCTCGCCGACATCCAGACGGGGGGCATCATCTTCACGTTCGGCTACAACTATGACGTGACTTCGGCCAGCGTCACCCCCCTCGAAGAAACCACCTCCAATGTCTTGGCAGGGTGTCTCCTCGACATCGCTATCGCGGTGCCCTATACCTACGACTCCTGCAACACACCACTCTCATGAACAACTGGAAACTTCGCAAAGCCTTCACGGGCAACAACACCTCCGACGTACAGACGGTCAACGGATACATCGCAGCAGGAGAGGACAACGACTTCTCCGTGGAGGTATCCCCCGTCGGGAAGGAATACCCCGCCCCCCTCGTGGTGCCACGGACAAACCTTGTCGATTATTCAGAAAATTTTGATGCAGCGTCATGGAGTAAATTTGTCTTTGGTGGTGCTTCCCTTACTCTGACATCTGGATATGCAGACCCTGAAGGCACGAGCAATGCTTACAAATTTGAGTTAGTTGTTGGGACAGGGGGCGCCTTGTTAACTCAGAACGTCACAGTCGTCTCTGGTGCTGACTACACCCTGAGCGTTTGGATGAAGGGTGAAAGTGGCGGTGAAATAGTACGTTTGGCATTAAAAAATAATCTTTCAGACGGGCCAAGTGGTGGTGTAATCACATTGACGGATGAATGGACGAGGTATGATGTGACATTAACTGCTGACGACGCATACAGAGGTTTTCAATTCAGGTTGCTATATAATGACGGAGCGCCTGACCAAACCATATATGTCTATGGCGCACAACTGGAACAAGCCGACAAAGCCACCGAGTACATCCCCACCACTACCGAAGCCGTCACGCGGAGCTGGGATTCCTTCAGCCGAGTACAGAACCAAGTGCCGGGGATATGCAACGGAACCCACACCCATACGGGGGCAGCCTCGGGGGGAGGGATAGCTGCCACCACCCTCACAGGCACAGGCTCGGGCGGGAAGTTCAAGTACGAATTCGACACCCTCGGGAAGCTCGTCCTGATTGAAGCCGATGAAGCAGGCCAAGGATACAGGGTAGACGACAAGCTCTCCATCACCACGAATGAAGGCCACGACATCGAGTTCCGCCTCGTAGAGGGCAGCAACGCCACCACCGTCACCGTGGGGATGGAAGCCACCAAGCCAAGCAAGCCCGTCCCGTTCCCTGTGACCAAGATGCGGGTCTCTGACTCCACCGATAGGCAGGTCCTCATCATGGACCAGCGCAGCCGCTACGTCTTCCCCAAGCCTACCCCGTACCTCTTGGACACCTACGAGGGTGCTGCTGCGGCTTATTCCTTGCGCCGCCTGCGGTCGTCATATACGGGGCCAGCGGTGCGTGTGCGGAGGGCTTCGAACAACGACGAGCTGGACATCTACTTCAACCGCGACGGGTCGTTGGATACGGCCACGCTCGAGGCGTTCTGCGCAGGTACCGACGGCTTCGTGAAGGTATGGTACGACCAAGGGCAGGGAGGCAATGACGCGGAGCAGACGAGCACGGCAGACCAGCCGCAGATTGTGTCGAGCGGTTCGGTCGTCACGGAGAACGGGTTGCCGACGGTTCAATTTTCCGACAGCATGTTTGAAGTCGGAAGCACGGACCTCTATGGGCAGACAAATTTTGATGCGTACATCGCGTACTCGACAAGCGACATCAGCTACATTCTGTTCGGCGACTCATATAGTAGCGGCAATTTTAGTTATGTTGTACATCATACTGAAACATCAACCGCCATTCAGTCGGGGTACAATGAAACAAGCCTCTATGTCAACGGCGCAGAAGTTCCGATTAATGCAGCAAACACGACGCGGCAAGATTTGTACAACGCCTGTGTGCAGGGCACGATGACGTTGGAAGTTCACCAAGGCCACAGAACCTCGTCGTGGGTGGATTTCAAAATCAGCGGATACAGCGGCCGAAAGTTGACGGGTAACGTGTCGGAAATCATCCTCTACAACTCCGACCAGTCAGCCAACCGAGAAGGCATCGAGGACAATATCAACGAGCACTACAACATCTACGAGTTCAGCGGCCTCCTCGACGACTATTCCGGAGCCGCCGCCGCCTACTCCCTGCGTCGTCTCTCTTCGACGTATACAGGCCCGGCCATTCGCGTGGTGAAGCATGACGTAGGATACCCCGAGATGGACATCCCCTTCGAGGACGATGGCACGCTATCGGTGGTTTTGTTGGAGGCTTTTGCCGACGGTTACGACGCGACGGTGAAGGTGTGGTACGATCAGAGTGGCGGGTCAAACGATGCGGAGCAAAGCACGCTCGCAAGCCAACCCAAGATTGTGGACGCGGGCACGGTCATCTACGAGAACGGGTTGCCTGCTGCACAATTCGATGGGGTCAACGACTACTTCACAAAAGCCTTCACTCTTGGAAATCCCGTGTCGCACTTTGTCGTTGCTCAGGTTGCCGCCATAAATGAATTCATTATTGACGGATATGGTGTTGCAAACCGCAATAGCTTGGTCTCGCCATCAACAAATAACATGCGGTTATACAATGGCGGCGGGGGGGTTATTTTCCAACCATACACAGAGGGCAATCAATCTTTATTTAGCTCAATTTCAAATAGTGCAAATAGTTCGCTTGCTGTTAATGGAAGCAACACCACGGGCACATTAGACACCTCGCATATGGACGGCGTTACCATAGGAACGGCTGCAAATTTGAATTTTGGTTTGTGCTTGGACGGAACCATTCAAGAGGTCATCCTTTACGGAAGCGACCAAAGCGCCAACCGCACAGGCATCGAATCGAACGTCAACGACTTCTACAGCATCTACCCATGAGCTATATCATAACCCTCCCCAACGACGAACTCACGTCGCAAGAGCGCGCCCAACTCATCACGCGCGAACTCTACAACATCACCGCACCCGAAGCGAAGCAACACGACTACCAAGCCGACGGGACTGTCTTCGGTGTCATCGCACACCCTGACAACCCCGAGCCGATTGTCACCCTCGACCCTGACACGGGCGAGGTTCTCGACACCACGACACCAGAAGGGGGACAGTACGCCCTGCAGGTAGACCTCGACTTCGTCATCTACTGCTCGCCCGACGTGGACCTCTCGCGCCTCGTCGCTGCGTTCCCCGAAGTACCCGCCGAAGAGAAGGCAGGACTCGAAGCACTCATCGAGAACAACACGAGCATCACCTTCGGACAAATCATTCCGAGCACGGCCACCGTACGCGACTACCAATACATGGTCGACCACGGCTGGTTCCCTGAACCCGAAACCCTCTAAACTCCACACATGGA